CCAGTGATACCAGTGATAGATCCTACAACTGTTTCACCTATAGAATAGTTACCTGTTGTATGTGAACGGAATAAGAAATCTACTTGTGCAACGTGTACATCCCCATCACCTAATTGACCCGCAACAGATACTGTGGGTGATAGTGGAGGATTAGAACCATCAGACATTTGGTCTCCAACAGCAAACAATGTTGTATTGGTACCACCTAATGTTTCCTCAATACCATATAATGATGATGCTATACCACCATCTAGATTTATCTCTCCAGCAAAATCAGTACCAGTATTGATCAAATCAGGTATACCATCACCAGCACCTTGAAGTTCTGCAATATCTTCAAATGCTTTATCAGATATTGAACTGATAGGAACTGTTAATGTAACTATTGTTGATCCTGCTGAATCAACAATGTTATGTGGTTCAACACCAGTTTGAGTAGATGATGCAACACCAGCATAAAAGTCAATAACCTGAGATTTAATTTGAGATGAACCACCATCAATAAATGCTAGTTCGTCAACTTCAAATGTCAGATACAATGCTCTTTCAGATGGTATCCAATCATATACCCTAGCAATTTTATTACCAGAACTTTCATTAGTCCTGACAACTCTATCACCAACAAAGAAATTATATCCTGATATATTATTAGCATCTGCAAGTGCATCTAATGTCACTTTTTGATCGTACCTAAAGTTTAGTGCACGGTCACAACCAGTAAATGATGTACCTGTCTTACCTGTATATCTTATTACTTCTCTTCCAATTAATATTTTTCCTGAACCTGGATATGGATCAGTTGTTTGAACATATATTGTTTGATCATTCTCATCAACATTTGTTAATAGACCAGTAATATCATATATCGTAGAGTTAAATGACTGTCTATTTCTTGATGTTTTAGTTAAGTTTGTATTTCTAGTAAAGAGAACTGAAGGAGCAGTTGAATATCCACCACCAGGATTAGTAACAGAAATATTAGTAATAGCACCAAGATCAACAGTTGCTAGTGCTTTACCACCAGATCCACCACCACCATTTAATAAAATAACAGGAGGTGTCTCATAAAATTCACCTTGATTTGATATATTGATTGATTTAACAATACCAAATTCATTAACGTCAGCAACACCTGTTGCACCCTGTCCACCACCACCAGATACAATTAAGTTAACGTCACCTATTTCATAATTAGATCCAGCAGTTTCTAATGATAAACCCGTTACAAGACCCGTAACAGGACGTAGTTCAGCACCAGATCCACCACCACCTTGAACTGTAGCAGTTACAACGTCTGAAAAATATTCATCTCCATTAGATAAAACCTGAATGTATTGAATTGATCCAGCAGGAGCAAATACATTACCATTAATATCAATTTGATCTGTCTCGAATAATATTGCTTTTGCTTTTGCACCTGTACCATTTCCAGCAGTTTCTATATTAATTCTAAATGGATCATATCCTTCACCAGGATCTAATACTTTTACAGCAGCAATTTGACCATTAACAATTATGGGTTCTAGAACTGCCTCTCTAATAGGAGCTCCACAATTACCAATAGTTAACTGAGGTGGGTCAGACTGGTTATAACCACTACCGCCATCCACCACAAAAACATCTCTAACGCCAAATATAGAATTAAAGAGTGGTTCAATTACTGCACCTTGTCCTGGGACTGTTCTTGCCATTTAATCATTTGACTGTGATTGTACCTATCATTGCAGGGTGTGACGTGCATTGATAGTAAAGGGTGTTTGGAGCATCGAATGGGACTGTCCAAACTTGAAGTGCTGTTTTACTTCCTGAAACGCCACTTGTATATTCTGAACCTTGATCAGAAACTCTGAGTTCTAGTGGATGACCACCAGCAGCATTCTTAAGATCATAAGTGAATCCTCTATGAACTACAAGAGGACCATTAGCAGCATTACTTGCAGAGCCAGGTCCATTTACTATGTAATTCGTCATACCATTATTAGTGAATACATATAAAATTGTTGGAGATGGTTTGTAGATAGTAGAGTTATCGTGTCCTTTAATAATAGAAGAACCAGCAGGAGCATTGTTCAACTGAGAACCAATACCACCACCAATCTCATTAAATCCACTACCATTATCAACTTCAAGATCACCATTAGTACCAATCTTCATTTTTTTGGTACCAATATTAATTGTACCGTTAGCAGGAAGTTCTAAGTTTCCGTCAGTGTCAACTTTTAATTTACGTGCACTTGTACCGAAACGTAGTTCTCCATCTGGAAGTGTTAAGTTACCAGATGAATCCATACTAATTTTATTAGTAGTACCAAACTGAATATCTGTACCAGCAGCAAGAATCAAGTTATCACTACCATCAAATGATAGTTTTTTATTTGCACCACTACCAAATTTAATTTCAGCAGACTCTGGAATCTGTAAGTTACCAGAACCATCAAATTCAATAGTATTGCTACTACCAAAATCTAATTTTTGTCCTGTTATTGAAACTGTACCTGTTTCATCTTCACTTAACATCTTATTGACAGATGTTATATGAACAGGGTTTGTGGTTGATAGTTCCTGAGATTGGTTTGCACCAGCAGCAGTAACAGTAATAAAACCACGTGCACCACCGTTTTCAGCAGTAAATGATGCAAAATCAACCTCTGCCTTTGCACCAGTTGAATCTTCAATATGCAACTTAGTACCAGCTGTCATAGCACTAAAACGAGTTCTGAATTGTTCTTCTTGTGTTGAGTCTTCAGAAGATAGTTTTGATGATACAGTTCTAGTTGCACCTGTGTTAATACTTTCTACAGTATGTGTTTTCTTCTTCTTTCTTTGTAATTCTTGTGTAGTTGGATCTGCACTTATAGCAGTATCACCCAAGAAGATAGATGCGTTTGTAAAATAACCATCACGGAATCTTAGAGTTGTAGATCCAAGATCAAATGTATTATCACTATTAGGTAAGAAGTGAGTATTTACAACAACGTTACCAGAACCATTATTGGTTAGGTTAGTAATTGATGAACCACCGCCACCACCACCTTGTAGATCGTCGCCTGGCTGCCAGCGAGCATTTGCAGTATTCCACTTAAGAACCTGTCCGTTAGTAACCCCACTAACGTCCACGTCTGTCAGATTAGATGCAGCAAGTTGTCCTTCAGTAAATACTGAACCGTTCCATTTTAGGACTTGGTTTGTTGATGGTGATCCAATGGAAACTTGTAGGTTGGTGTTATCGCCAAGATAGGTATATAACTCGTTTATAACATTATTGAGTTTTATAGCACCGTCTCTCAGGGTATCACCTGTTCCATCATTGGCACTTACACCAATATTAAGATTCTGTTTAGCCATAGTAGGGGGGTTATTCTACGTTTTTATTTATGTAAGGTCGAATTCATAATTAGTTGCGTCAAGTCTAATATTATTTCTAGTAAAGTCTGGGTTATTATTGTCCCTATCAAAAGGAACTGAAGTCATATCAAATTTACCGACATTACTGTCCCACTTCAAAATACCAGATGTATCTTGTTGACTCGTTCCACCTGTTACGGTGAGGATTGCTAAGTTACTTGAAAGAGGTGAGTTAGATGCTTGTGTCTGTTCTCCAACAGGACCTATACACACACATCTATACCTGTAACCTGACATAAACGCTTGTGCTACTACTTGTAAGGAAGAGCTATTCTGTCCTGTAAGGTTAGCCCAAGTAAATCCACCATCGGTAGATACTTGCCACTGGTAAGCAATAGTACCAGCTTCAGGTTCAATTACAGCAATCAAACTAAAAGTTTGTGTACCACCATCAGCAATAGTTGCATTGGTAGGTTGATTTGTAATTACCAGACTAGGTGTTTGTGGTGTGCTACTACCTCCTTCACTTTCACCTCCACTAGCAGGAGGTGCACCAACACCTTGGTTGCTAGGTATATTTAGCGTCTGTTTTGATGAAAGACCAAATATGTATGGAAACTTAGGAGTTAGGTAACGATTTGGAATTACAGTAATGGTACTGGTTCCAGACATACCCGAATGGAATTGACAAAAATAATATAAATGTGATGGTGCAGTTTCGCCAACTGTAATTTCAATATAAGCACCAGCAGTACCAGGTGTACCCACTTGAGTAACACCTGATGTGTATGTAGTACCAGCACCGTGAAAACCATCAGATGCGTCAGATAATAATAAATTATGATTCAGGTTGGAAGGATCAGATAGTGTAAACTTATATGTACTACCTTTAATAAATGTTAAGTTTGGATAAAGTGTTCCATCAATTCTATATTTGTTACCATCAGTTTCATTTGTAACTGTTACTACGTACTCTTTAGTCTCAGTTTGATCTTCCCATACTGTTGTAAAGTATGCAAAGGTTCCACTTGGAAATTCTGGAGTATTACAGAAACGACCATTATAAACATCTAAATGTCTACCAGATGTATCAGCATTATATTCATAATCTTCCATCAATGCTCCTAAAGGAGGATTAGCAAAAGTTGTACCATATGTAGGACGACCAGTAGCAATACTGGTTTTCTGTTGATATCCAGTTTTCATAAGAACAACTGGAGATGTATTATCTGTAGGTAAATGATATCCGTAAGGTCCATATACAGGATAACCATCAAATGCAAATCCTAAAATTTTAGAATGCCCATCAGGGTGACGCATATTATCCTGTCCATACTGACTCTGACCATAATAATCATTGTAAGAACCCATAACTTGATTTGTTTTCCAACAAGTCAACATATCAGCATCGTGATAATGATATTGTCCAGATGCTTCAGGATGTCCACCACAACCATCCTCACCAAATGTCACCATTGCTTCATCACCAGCAGAAACCCAATGGAATCCTGAAGGAGGTTGACCAACAGTGCTGCTAAGATTTAATTGATTACCTTGTCCTGTGTGATAATGACACCAATAATGAAGTGTTGATGGTGCATTACTAGGTACTACCCAAGTTATTGTACGTGTAGTAGCAGAAGTAAACTGAGCAACGTACTCCATCATAGTTTTAGTGACACCATCTAACTTATAAGTGACACCCATCATATAATGATCTCCACCAGCTAACTCACCATCACTAGATGTACTGAACATCAATGGATGGTGCATAGCATTGTAATTAGCATTAGATGTTGCTGATTGATCAAAAGTATATGTTGCTCCAATCTTAATATCAAATGCTGGTTTTTCTATACCATTAAAATAAAATACACCTGTAGATTGTCCACCAACACTATCTACACCTACTGTAACTGACACATTATATGCGTCAGGACCATTGGCAGCACTAGCATTGTATATTGCAACTCCATTAGCACTTAAACCAATAATTCCTACTGGTGTTGAACCAGAAGCAGTTGTATTTTCTCCACCCCTATACAAGAAAGAGTGGTTAAAAGTATATGCTGCTGGTGTATATGGATTACTTACATTAGGAAATGTGCCATAAGACACAGGAGTTGGCATCCCATCACCTGTTATGGTTAATATCTTCGTCGCTGGATTGTAAGTACCTTCTGCTGCCATTAGTTGTCATCGAATATTTGATCAGGTGTAAAGTTATCAACAGTTGTTGCACCGATGTTGATTGTCAATGTAGCAGCGTTAGAGAGTGTAGGTGTAGCACCTGTGGATGTTAATCCGACTCTAAATTCATCGCCACCATCACCCTGAGTCGTGACAGGAGTAGTATAAACACTTGATGTAGCACCATCAATATTTATCCAAGTATCAGTTCCGTAATCCTTCTTCTGCCACTGATAATTGATTGTATTTCCACTAGGTGTTGTGGTTGCAACTACAACAAACGCAGCAGTCTGACCTTGGTTAACAGTTACGTTAACTGGTTGTGAAGCAACTGTTATAAGAACTTCACCTTGTGCTTGAGATTCACCTGTTGGAATGTAATTAGGATCGTAGATATCAATACCACCATTAACACCTTCACCTGTAGGTCCTAAGAAGGTATCTGCAACTGTTGTTGAAACAGTAACTGTAGGTTGTACATATCCTTGTCCTGCGTTCTTAACATCAATACGTGCGAGACCAACAAGTGCTTTGATCTTACCACCAAAACCAGAGGAGGAAATCACATCAAC